CTTTACGGGTTGACTGATACTGGTCCAATAACTGTTAAGCTCAAAAGCAAGACCGTGAACCAGTACACGCCAAATAGTGCTGGCGATGTTCTTCTTCCTGGCGGCTCTGGCGGTATGCTTCAGATTGGGCGATAACGTGAGAATCAAACTATCAAACCTATGCTTCGGCATTGCAAGCTTATTCAAAGGCCTTGGCATCCTGATCCGGACTAAAGAGAAGATGATTGCAGTTTGTATTCTACCTCTCCCTGGTTGGTTTGTTCTGGATGAGTGTATCATCAAACAGACACCTTTGAAAGGTGGAAAATTGATAGGTTTTGACTGGCATTACTAGCCTATGCCAAGTGAGTGGATTAAAGAAATGCGGGAATTGAAAAGGAAACATAATGGCAAAGTTAAACGATACATACTCTAACGCTGTGAAAGACCTTGAAGCTTGTTTCGAAGCAGATCAAGACGGACGTGAACGTGCGAGAGAAGCGGACCACTTTGTCAATAAGCGCGATGGACAATGGGAGCCAAACGTCTTACAACAACGGTCAGATAAACCAAGATACACGTTTGATAAAGTTAGTACAATAGTATCTGATCTATGTGGCGAAATAAACGCTATGGATTTTGATATCAAAGTTGATCCAGGTGGAGGAGCAGCTACAACAGAGATAGCTGGACATTATGATGGCATTATACGCACTATAGAGACTAACGGAACTATTAAAGCTAAGTACGTCTATCGCGCTGCTGGAAAGCAAATGATAACCACAGGTATTGGTGGTTGGCGTGTAATAGTAGGTTATAAAGACACAACATCTTTTAATCAAGACTTAATAATTAAATCCGTGTCCAACTTCATGGACAGGGTTTGGTTTGATCCTGGTGCAGAAGAAAGAGATATGTCTGACGCTGATTACGGTTTTATTTTAACTGCAATGTCGTTACCTGACTATAAAAGAGACTTTCCTAATGGTAGCGGGGCATCAATTAGCCGTGATAAAACTAATAACGTATACTCTCAGAAAAAACCAGATGAAGTTGTTGTGGCTGAGAGATACATTAAAAAGTATGAAAATAAAGAACTTGTATTAATGTCAAATAACTCTGTATATATTGTAGATGACAAGTTTGAAAAGGTGCGTGAAGAACTTGCAGCAAAAAACATTGAAGTTATTAAGACAAGAAAATCTTCAATAGCTTGCGTGTATCACCAGCTACTTGATGGAAAAGATTGGCTGACTGATTCAACTAAAACAGTGTTTTCTTATGTTCCATTGGTTCCAGTGTTTGCTAATTTTGAGATATCTGAAGATAAGGTAATATACTGGGGGCCTGTTGAGAAGTTAATGGACCCACAACGTGTACTAAATTATTCTGAATCAAGAAGAATTGAAGAAGGTGCGCTTGCTCCAAGAGCTAAAGTGTGGATGACACCTAAGCAGGCTGCTGGACATGAAGATAAACTAAGGACAATGAACACTAACACTGATCCGGTACAGTTCTACAATCATGTGCCAGAACATCCACCACCATCATCTACACCTGGCGCGCAGATAAATGAAGGATTGAAAGATACGTCAGAGTCCATGCTGAATCACATTAGATCGTTATCTAATCGTGTTGATCCGTCCAGACCAGACGCTATGGCTATTCAAAGTGGCGTAGCTTTAAGTGCGTTAGACCGTAGAAGTGACAACGCAAGTTACGAATACTTTAACGCTCTTGAAATAGGAATTTGCCATACTGCGCGTATACTTATAGACGCTATACCTAAAGTTTACGATACTAAAATGGAAATGCGTTTAACACAACAGGATGGCTCTACTAAAACCATAACTATAAATGATCAGGTGTTTGACGAACAGACACAGCAGATGGTAGAGCTTAATAATTTATCACTTGGTCAATACAATGTAACTTGCAACGCTGCTGCTTCATTCGATAGTAGACAACAAGAAACAGCTAAAGCTATAACTGAGATTGCTACGTTTGATCCGTCTATTATGGAACTTGGCTCGGATGTACTTCTTTCTAACATAGCTGCACCTGGAATTAATATACTTGCTAAGAGAAAACGCGCAAGGATGGTTGCCGCTGGTTTGTTGCTTGAAGAAGAACTTACAGACGAAGAAAAAGCTAAACTTGAAGCTAAGAGCAAACAACCTCCTCAACTTTCTCCAATGGATCATGCGCTTATCGCTACGGCTGAAGCAGAGGCTAAGAAAGCAGAAGCTGAAACTCAAGATACTATGAGTAAGATTGAAGAGCGTCAAATGAAGTCAGCTAATGAAATGGACAAACTTGCGTTACAGAATAAACAATTGGAGATCAAGACCGCACAAGATCAGCAGAAAATGATGATAGAGATGATGGCTGCACAAGACGCACAGCTAAAAGCATTAGCAGAAACACTTAAAGCTATTAAAGATGCTATGGGTGTTAAAACTGTACTATCTAAAGCTACAACGGCAGCTTATGAAGAACAAGCAGAGTTATTAATCGGCGCGCAAGTAAAGCGCGACAAACAATTAACATAAGGAGTAAATAATGCCAAAGAACACGGTTACGAATGCAGGAAAACATGTACCTACAGAAGCTATGTTTAAAGCTGTAGATGCAAACTTGGTCGAAGTTACTTACAACAAAAGACAGCGTTTTACCATTGCAGAAGTAAACGCAGGGGCTACGTTGTTAGCTGCTCGTGTAGGTAAAGGTTACAGAATGATTGATTGTAAGGCTATTGCCGTTGGTGGAGCTGCTGGTGCAGTAACTACTGTAGACATTCTTGGAACACAAACATCGGCAGTTAAACTTGTAGCTTTTGCACAAGCGTCTTTGACAGAAAACACAGTGCTTAAAGATGGCGGGACTGGTGCTGCTGTTTTAGCTGCTGGAGCAAGTTATGTAAAGTGTGATAACAATAAGGCTATTACAATTGGCAAAACCGGCAGCTCAGTAACTACAGCAACGTACATCGACATAAATATTACTTTTGCAGTAGAATAAAACGAACTGGACGTTTTCCAGGATATAAGTAACGTGAACTTTAATCACGGATTGGAGCTTAAAATGGACGAGACAACTAACACTAACCCTAACCTTGACGGACAAGAACCAGAAGATGATGGTATCACTATTGATGCTGGTACAGACGAAATTGAAGATACTGAAGATTCTGAATCCGGGGAGCAGACCTCTGATGCTGAGGGAAAAACTGAGGAAGAACCAAAGGAAAAGATCAATCAGGAAGCAGTAAATAAGAAGATTAACAAGTTATACAGCGAAAAGAAACAGGCTGAAGAAAAAGCCGCCCAAGAATCTGCAAAACGTGCAGAACTTGAAGCGAAACTTGAAGAACTTACTAAAACTAAATTGCCGGACATACCGCCATTGCCGGACGTTCTTAATCCTGAGTACACTAAAAAATTACAGGAAAGGGATGTTATTATACGTCAGCATGGTGCAGTAGAGCATGAACAGAAACTACTTGAAGACGCTAAGAAATCGGCGGTTCAGGCTGAACTTGAAAACGATCAAAAGTATGTGAAAACTATAATTGAGAAGTTTGACACTACAGCTGATACGTTGAAGCTTGATAAGTCTTCTGTAGAAAAAAGTTCAGCGATAGTGGGTGCGGCCATCCCTGGTAAAACGGCTTTAGCTCGGTTTTTTCTTGAGGCTGAGGACGGTCCGCTCAACGTGCTTTATCTCGCAAATGTTGATAACGTACAGGAGCTGGACAAAATTAGTAAGATGTCTGAAGTACAGGCCGCTGTGTACATAGCTACCGTTGTAGCGCCAAAAGCTGCTTCTTTAAAACCAAAACAATCCAACACCCCTGATCCTCCGTATACTCCAAGAGGTCGCGCTAAGAACGTGGCTGAGTATGCTAATCTGGAAGGTGCAACTTTTGAATAAGGAGATTTAAAATAAAATGGCTAACAATTTTGATAGTAACTTCACCGCTAAACTTGCTAAAGGGTTTCTCTCTGCCTTTGAAGCAGAGCGCGTTCTTTCCAAGAACGTAAACACACAGAAACTTGATGGTAAGTTTGATCCGTCAACTGGAACATTAACCTATTTCAAACGTCCTACAGATTATGTAACTGTACGAACAGCCGCAGGAGATATCTCAGGTGCAACTGCGTCTGATATTATTACAGGCAAGGCGGTAGGTACAGTACAGAATTACTTCACTGCCTTTGTTAACTTCAACGAAGCAGATGAAGCTTTGAAAATGGACGAGCTTGACGAGCTTCTGCGTCCTATGGCCACCAGAATGAAGAACGATCTTGAGTTAGACTTCGCAGCATTTATGATGAAAAACTGCGGTCTGCTCGCTGGTACTCCTGGATATTACGTTAATACCTGGGAAGAGGTTGCTAACGCTGGTGCTGTACTTCAGTCGAGCGGTGTTCCGATGGACTCCCCTTGGTATTTTGCAGTTAATCCGTATACTCAGCGCAAATTAGCAGCTACGCAGCGGGCATTAGGTGCAGGCGGCGCCGCCGCTGGTCTTATCTCTGAGGCGCATAAAAAGGCCATTATTACGCAGAACTTTGCAGGGTTTGACTCTGTTATGACAGCAACCACTCTTGCATCTTATACTACTGGTGCTGGTGCTGATAGAGCTGGTACATTGAGTGCCGCTCCGACTTTAACGTATGTCGGTGCAAAAGATACCATGACGCAAACACTCGCTGTAACAGGTTTCACAGCTAACCACGTTGTAGCTGCCGGAGAAGTGATTCAGATTACAGGGAGAAACCGACTTAACCTTGCTACAAGACAAACCATACTTGATGATCTCGGCGCCGCTGTACTATTCACAGGTACGGTTACAGCTACAGTTACATTAGGGTCTTCTGGAGAAGGCAACCTTGTAGTCACTGGCCCCGCTATCTATGAAGCCGCTGGACAGTATAATACTACTGCTACCGCCACCGCAAGTGGTGACGTTGTAACCTTGCTTGGTAGCGCATCGACAGTGTACCAACCTAATCTGTTCTGGCACAAAGATGCGTTTGCAATCGGTTCAGTTCCAATCAAGAAGCTGTACTCTACCGATACCCTTGCAACAACTAAAGATGGTCTTCAGTTCCGGGTATCCAAAGGTGCAGGGTTCCTTGAAAACTTGAACAAGGTCAGAATTGACTTTAGACCTGCTTATGCTGTTCTGAACCCGTTCTTTGCCGGGCATTGCTACGGTACTGAATAATTAACAATTAACCTTAACCAAAGGCTCGTCTGAAATATGGCGAGCCTTATTAAAAAGGACTACTTATGCAACAGTGGATTAAACCGAGTGGAAAAAAGATTACTTTAAATGAAGATCCTTTAACTATTGCAAAAGCTAAAAGTTTAGGGTGGAAGTTGGTTGATGAGGATGAAAAACCTGCCGAAGTTAAAGAAGAAAATTTTTTAGTTAGCGGTAGAAAAAGAAAAGCTTAACAGGAGCCGAAAAGATGACTGAGAAAGCCAAGGGAATTATATTAGACGCCTTTGAAGATATCGTATCAGGAATGGACGAAGACTCTTTGGAAGCTGCCGATGCAAGAACAGCTATCAGAACTTTAAATAGAATGATGGCGACGTTAGAGGCTCGAAGCATCTTTTTCGGCTTTACACCTGTGACAACTTTGTCAAGTGAAGTTACAGTAGACGATGGTGCTATTGACCCTATCATTCAGCTACTTGCATTTAGGTTGTGGCCTAAGTATAGGTCTGCTCCTATGCCTGAAATCTTGTCTGCTAATGCAAGTCAGGCTATTAACACACTGCTACTTATATCCTTAGCTGATAAAGACCTGACACCAACTTACCCAGACATACTACCTGTGGGTTCTGGAAATACTTACTATACCGATGCTGGAGAAGTTTTTTATAGTGAGGACACGTTATAATGCTTACAGAACTTCCTTTAATTAGTGGATTTTATATAGATGAATCACTACCTGTTTCGCATCAACGGTGTATGAATCTATATGAACAGATACCTAATGAAGCAGCATTATCTACCAAACAATTAGTAGGTACTCCAGGATCAGCGCAGCTTGTAACTACTAACACTACTCAAGACGCTAATAGAGGTTCCATTGTTAAAGATGGTATATATTACTTTGTAAATGGAAGCTTTTTTTATAAATTAATAAGAACATTAGGTGCGTATGATACTTCTGTATTCTCTTACTCATTGATTGGCACTATTAGTGGAACAGGGCGCGTATCAATAGCACAGAATCCTACTCAGATAGTTATACTTGTACCAGGCGGAGACGGTTATATTTATACTCCGGACATAGACGTACTTGCGCCAATAACTGATCCGGATTTCATAGCAAATGGAAGTCCTAAAATGATTGTGTTTATTGATGGATACTTTGCTTGTACAACAGACACTAAGAAATGGACATTATCTGCATTGAATGACGGTACTTCATGGAACGCATTAGACTTCTTATCAGCAGAAAGTGATCCAGATGCGCTAACTGCGCCAATTGTAGCACGTAATCAAATTTATCTCGTTGGTAGCGAGACAACTGAAGGGTTTCAAAACATAGGCGGATCGTCGGATGCACCTTTCGTTAGGAATGGTGTAAACATTGACAAAGGTTCAACAGCACCATTCTCGGTAATAAGTGCCGCTGGAACATTTTTTATGGTTGGCGCTGGTAAACGCGAGAACGTATCAATATTGAAATTTACAGGAAATGATTTAGTACCTATATCAACACCTGTTATAGACAGTGTAATACAACTGTATTCAACAGCCGACCTTGTAAAGTCCTTTGGCTGGTCTTATTCGTCAAAGGGAATAACCTTTGTAGGTTTTACGTTTCCTGAGCATACATTTGTGTATAATGTGAATAATGGCAAATGGCATGAGCGTTCTTCATATATAACTGAAGAATCTCGAAGATGGCGAGTTAATTCTATAGACAAGGCTTATGAGAAAATAATTGTTGGCGATTCGTTAGACGGGCGCATTGGTTATCTGGACGAGAGTGTCTATACTGAGTACGGTGAACCTATAATTAGAGAGTTCTCTACTCAACCTTTTACAAATAAAGGCGATGAAATAGTATCGACTATTTTAGAACTTACTATGGAATCTGGTGTTGGTAATGTAGATGCACTTAATCCACAAGTTGTTCTATCTATATCTAAAGATGGTAAAACATGGGGCGCTTCTCGTATGCGTTCTATTGGTAAAAAAGGCGAGTATAGTAAAAGAGTTATTTGGCGAAAGAATGGTAGATACGATAGGTTTGCAATTTTAAATTTTAAATTATCTGATCCTGTTAAACCTGTGTTTATAAAATTGGAGTATGAATAAATGTACATTGATCCTGCTGTACCGATTGTTAATAAGGACGGGAAAGCTGAGCCGCGTTTTCATACAATGATGCTTAAGTTATTACAATTACCCATAATAATAGGTGGCGGTTCGCCTGAGGGTGTTGTATCTGCAAGCGTTACAAGGTTGTATATGGATACTGCCGGAACTGCCGGAAACATTCTATATATCAAACGTGATGAACATATATCAAATGATAGGACTCAAGGATGGATACTGGTTTAACAATTATTAGACTAACAGACTATGCTGTAGCTTACGCAATAATTCATGAGCCGTCACTTTGGGACGATATTCATGAGGACGGTGTTTCCGACAGTATACCAGATGTGCTTAATGACACTTGGATCACTGTAGTGCATGACACGCTTGGAATTATAGGCGCATATAAACTGCAAAGGACTTCTTCTGTAGTGTACACTATACACTCTTTAATAATTAAAGAACACAGAAAAATGTACAGTTTACTTGCAGCTAAAGCCGTTGTCCATTGGATCGTTGATAATCTTCCAGCTTGTAGAAAATTGGAGTGTTTTATACCTGCGCTATACAAGAATGTTATAAACCATGTGTTAAAGCTTGGTTTCGTACATGAAGGTACACGAAGAGAAGCGTATTCAAAAAATGGCGAAGTTTGGGATTTAGAGCTTTTTGGATTAACTTACGAAGAAATTAGAGAGGTTTAATATGCCAACAGCAATTATAGGTGCAGTAGGCTCAATAGCAGGGGGCTTAATAGCTTCAAAAGGCTCTAAAGACGCAGCTAAGGCTCAGACACAATCAATTGACGCTGCAACGGCACTATCCGAAGCGGCAGCGGCACAAGCTCGACAAGATGTGCTTAGTCAATTTGATCCTGCTTTAACAAGCTTTTTGTCTGCGTTAGATAAAAGTTCTGCGGAGTTAAAATCCGGTAAAGCTGAGATTTTCGACATTCTGAAAAGTTCAACTGGGGACTCTAACAGAATACTGATGGACACAGGTCAAGCTATTACGTCAGCTTTGTTAGGGAACAACATAACATCTCCTGGATACTATGATAGTAATGGAAACTATGTTCCAGGGGCTACTACAGAGACAAACGGCCAGACTGGTTTTGCCGGTGCGTCAAAAGCTCTTACTGACTCCAGAGACGCATCAATGGATTTATTGAATCCTTACATTCAGACTGGAGAAGCTGCACTTAATAAAGAGGCAGGTTTATCCGGCGCTCTTGGTGCTGAAGCTCAAAAGACTGCTATAAACGATTTCATGGAATCTCCTGGTCAGAAGTATTTAAGGGAGAAACAAGAACAGTCCTTGCTTAGAAACTCGGCAGCTATTGGCGGATTAGGTAGTGGTGGCGTTAGAACAGCCTTGCAAGAACAAGCTATGCAAATAGCAGCTACAGACCAACAAAGAACCCTTGAGAACTATAGGAACCTCGCCATAAGGGGACAAGATGCTACAGGGTCAGGTGTTGAAGTAAACCAGACAACTGGAGCTAATTTATCGAATCTTGCTAACAGTACAGGTACTGCACTTGCCACTGCACAGCAGAATCTCGGAACAGCCTTGTCCGGCAATGCACAAACCCTTGGCACAAATCTATCTGAGATCGCTAAAGGCACTACGACAGGGGTAGCTAATAATTACACAGCCGCTGGAACTGGTGAAACTAATTTACGTATGCAATTAGCCACACTTCTTGCTAATCTTGGTGTTAAGCAAGGAACAAACGCATCAAATGCAGCTTTAGCTCAAGGTGACGTCAATGCAGCCTCCGCTTTGGGTCAGTCTAATGCTTTGCAAAGTACAGTTGGTAATTTGGCTGGTGTAGCTGGTAATTATTACGGTAATAGCTCTACAATGCCGTATACCTCGCCAAACAGTTCAAGCTTTGTAAACCCGGCACGAACATACTCACACTAAGGAGAACCAATGGCTAACTCTATATTAAACCTCATTGCAAATCCAGTAACTTCTGACCCTGTTAAAAGTTACAATGACGCTTTTCAAGGCGCTCGCGATAACTCGCTTAAAAACTTAGCGCTTCAAACTGCTATGGAAGATCGCAATATAGCTCTTGAGGATCGTAGTTTAAAGCTTAAACGTCAAGAAGAACAAGATGCTGCAAAACAGACTATGCTTAGTGCTGTACAGAGCGGAGATCAAAAAACAATTGACGCTGCGCACTCTGCTTACGCTGTACAAGACCCTGAGGCAGCTAAAACAATAACTGAAGTCTTTCAAGGCATGGATACTCGTGACATTCAAGCAGTAGCATTTAGTGTAGCTGGTGCAACTTTTGCAAGTGACGAACAAACACAAAATGATCTACTTGAATATGGGTTGAAGGTGGCTACACCTGGAAGTACAGCATCATTAACTATTAAAGCAATAATGGATCTGCCTTATGGAAAAGAAAGAACTGTAGCTTTGACTAAATCTGTTGGTATGCTTCAACAGATGGGTGTGTTAAAGCCTGCTGATAAAGGCCCTACTCCTCAAAAAGTAGATACTGGCGATGGTGGTTGGAAGTATGTAACACCGACGGAAGGTTTAACTGGTAGAGAAAATCCAAACAAAGGTAAGACTGAAGTAAATGTAAATGTAGGTGAAAAAGGTTTAGGTAAATTAGCAGAGGAGATGGCTAAATCTGCTACTACATCCTTAGAGGCAGCTAAAGGTGCGCGCAGCGGTTTAGAAAATCTTTATGAGGTTAAGCCACTCCTTGATTCAGGCATTATAACTGGAACAGGTGCGGAATTTCTAACCGGCGTAGGTAACGCATTGTCATCACGCCTTGGCTTCAAAGCTTTTGATGATCCTGTAGCTAACACACAAGCCTACTCAGCGGCTTTAGGTAGGCAGGTTGGTGAAGTTATAAAACAGTTTGGTTCTGGTACAGGTATATCTGACGCTGATAGAGAATATGCTGAAAAGATAGCTGGTGGAAAAATTAGTATGAACGAGCAAGCACTTAGGCGTGTAATGGATATTAATGAGCGCGCTTATAAAAATGCTATTAATTCACATAACAAAATGGCGAAGGAAATCAAATCTAAAGATCGCGATAGTTCGCTACTGTTTGATTTAGAGATAGCTCTACCAGACTATAAAGGTACGACACCATCAACTAAACCAGCAGCTAAGAAAATAAAATTTGTAGGATTTGAATAATGCCTATAGCCAAAATCCAACTACCGGATGGTAGAATAGCTAAATTTGAAGTTTCTGAAGGTGTTACTCCTGAAGAAATAGAGGCTTATGCTAATGAAAATGCTTCTCAATTTGAAGCACAACCTGTTAAAACTGATGCTACACCTGTAACGCAGACGCAACCTAATCCCACGGCTATGCAACAAAGAATGCTCGGAATTTCGAAAGATGCTCCCACGGATATGCCTGCTACAGATTACAAAGCAATGACTAAAGAAGCTCTTCCAACTGTAGCTAATATAGCTAAAGGATATCCTGTTCTTGATGCTGGTGCTACCATTGCTACTTCTCCAATTGGCACGATAACAGGGGGTCTTACAGGCTTAGGTACAATGGCATTACAGAAAGGGTCAGAGTTCTTTGGAGGGGAAAAAGAGTCTACTGATGCAACTTTAGCGCGAGCAGAAGATAATAAAAACACAGTTCAAAATGCGCTCACGCATAAACCTTTTACAGAAGGTGGACAACAGTTGCTAAACGCTGCTGCACCTGCTGGATTCCTTGGAGAGCTGGCTAAGAGCGCAGGAAAACGTGCAGGCGAAGCTATAACAGACGCCGGTTATCCTAATCTTGCTGCAACAGTGGCCACTGGAATAGAGGCTGCTCCAGATGTAGCAACTCTTGGTGTGTTGAAGTCTATAACGTCACTTGGGCAAGTAGCTAAAGGTTTATCTGCAAAAACTGCGGATAGTGTTATAACAACATATAATAAAGCAGTAGCACCGAAATTTAAAACTAAACAAACTGTGTCACAAGTTGAGAAGTACAACAACCACCTGTTGGATACTGTTGTTGATACTGTAAAAAATAAAGATAAGCTTGTATTTGAAACTGTCGAAGGTGATAAAGTATCTAAGTTACCAGAAAGTCGCATTGAAATGCAAGAAGCTGTAAATCAGCGTAAGATAAGTTTGTTTGAGCAAGCAGATTCCCTTGTAAAAGAGACAGATTCCAAAGGTAAATTTAAAGTTGATACAGAAGATATAAGTGATGAGCTTTTAAAATTAACTGACGATAAAGTACTCAAAGACGAGTATCCTTCAACTATAAACTATGCACTTAAAAAAGCAGAAGCATATTTAAAACGTAGTGAAGAAGGCGGTTACTCTGCCACTGAAGCACAGCGTGCTGTTGCCGCTGCAAACGTGTCTCAAAAAGCTTATCTACAGAACCCAAGTAGAGATAATTTCGGTGAAGCTATGGTTGATGCGCTTGTTGCCAATAAACTTAGAAAGAAGCTTGATGACACTGTTCAACAAGCTACCGGAGAACAGTACCAGCCTATAAAGAACCTGTATGGCTCGTACAAAGCAGTAGAAGAAGATATTGCACGGTCTGCACACAAAGCTCGTAACATGCAAGGAAACAAGACTATACCCAATTTCACTGACATAATTTCAGCTCATCAAGTTATAAGTGGACTTGCTAATCTTGCAATAGGTAATACAGCCGGTGCTATTGGAAAACTGCCTTCTGGTGGTGCAATGGCTGCGTTGTCTTATATGAAGAAAATTATGTTAGACCCTGATCCCAAGATTAAGGCCATGTATGAAAAGGTTGATAAAGAAATAGGGGCGTATAACAGCAAATACAGTAAAAATAAGTTGTACTAAAGGAGGTAAATAATGCCAAGAGTAATACCGGCGTTCACACAGTTTTTTGCGTTCAATTCTACAACAAGTGTCCTTGAACCTCTTGTAGATGGTTGGCTACAGTTTTACGCTACGCAAACAGTCAGTACGCCAAAAGACACGTATTCAGATATACTTGAAACAATTCCTAACACAAACCCATTGCAATTAGATTCAGAAGGCCGCTGTCCTGATGTGTTTGGAATTGGTGGGTATAAGGTTGTGCTGTATTCTAATGATCCTGTTGACGATTCACCTGACGTTGTGATAGATACATTTGATCCTGTGCCCGGTAGTGTAGATGCTAATGGCGTTGTAGTATCGTCTAATGACACTACGCCTGGAGTGTTGAACGGTAAACTAACCGCAGGTGCAGGTATTGTGTTAACTGAGGTTGATGATGCAGGGAACGAGTCTTTGTCTGTATCCGTAACAGGTAGAGTACAAACAACAGGAAACGAAACCGTTGCAGGAATTAAAACATTCTCAAGTTCTCCGGTTGTACCGACACCTACAACAGATTATCAAGCAG